GCTGGGGCCAGCGGGCCGTCAGCGCGTCCAGCGTGGCCTCGGCCCGGTCGTACTCGGCAAGGGCCAGCTGGGCTGCTGCCAGCTTGCATTCCAGCGTGTAGCTGCGGCGTCCCAGGGCATCCAGCCGCTTTTTGAGCAGCTGCTCCAGCTGGTGGTGCTGAATCTCCGCCGCCTTGCCCTGCACAAAGCCGCCGTCCAGATAGCTTTCCAGATAATCGCAGTATTCTTCCAGCACCTTGGCGTCGCCGGGGGCGGCGGCATAGCGCTGCTCCTGCTGCTGGAGCTTCAGGTCGGCCTCTTTGGAAATTTGCGCCAGTGCAGTGGAGGCATAGTGTACCACCTCGCTGTCGTCGTCCATCCGGGCCTGCTGCAGCAGGTCGTAGTAACCTGCGGGGTCGTCCGTGAGCACCGAGAGGATGAGCTTCCGCTTCTGGGCGGGGCTGTTCACCAGCAGGGCCTCTTCCAGCGGGACGACGGTATCTTTCTCCTCGTTTTCCGCCACGAGGATATTTTTGTAGATTTCTTCGTTGATGCGCAGTTTCTCCAATGCCTGGTCGAGCAGCTGCCCGCCCGTGAGCCGGTGGGAGGTGTGGAGCAGCACCACGCACAAAGGCCCCCACACCGGCACCAGCAGCGCCACCGGGAGGAAATACCCCTCCACTTCCAGCGCCCGGGAGCGGGCCAGCAGCCAGAGGGCCCCGCACAGAGCCAGATGCAGCACCAAAAACAGCAGACCAAACCAGAATCCGCTCCCCATCTCACTACACCTCCTGTTTGGCAGCGCTCACCAGCCGCAGCTGCTCGTCCAGCGGCACGGAGATGACATGCAGACCTTTCTCTCCCATGCGCTTGGTCAGCAGGGGCAGGTTTGCTTCCTCCGCCTGATTCATCAGCAGGTAGATCGCGTTGTCCGAGCCCACGCCGGCCACATCGGTGCTGCGGATGGAGCGCTCCACCCGGGCGTTGAGGTCGGCCTGGTTTTTGAACTCGCCCGTCACCCGCAGCAGCAGGTGGTGGGCCATTTTATCTTCCTGCAAGGTGCAGGCGGATTCCAGCTTCTGCGCAAACACAGCAGGCCGCAGCAGGCAGGTACCGGGCAGATACCAGCTCTCCCGCACGGCGTTCTCGTACTCAAAGGCACGCACCAGCGCTGTTTCCACCAGCCCGCAGAGGATGCGGAACAGGTTCTGGTAATAGAGAGTCATCTGCTCCTCGGTGGCCGTCCGCAGACCAATGAGCACCACGAGGGTGCCGTTCTGCCGCACGCCTGCCGCGTACATGGGCAGGCCGGGCCTGAGCTCCCGGTTCACCCACAGACCCTCCTGCTCAATGCCCCGGAGAACATCCAGCCGCCGGGCCACCTCGATGGAATGGGCCGGGGCAGGCTCCAGCCCGGCGCTGGCGGCGGTCAGGCGGGCAAAGGTGTGGTTTTGTTCCAGCCGGTAGATGGTCAGGCTGTGGTTTTCCAGCACGTCCTCCATCACCTGGACGGTCTTGCGGTAAATTTCCTGCGGCTGCAGCATATCCAGCTGCTGGGTCACGGTATAAATTTTGCCAAAACTGTCCCGGCGGCCTAAGATCTGGCGGCGGAACATCTGTTTGTCTTCCAAAGTATCCTGATACAGCCGCTGGGTGAACCGGAGCCGGTCGCGCAGGAGGTTGTTTTCCTCCCGCACAAAGCGGGCGGCCTCGGTGTTGCGCAGCTGCACATAGCCGCAGGAGGCGCCCACCACAAAGTAGACGATGAACGCCAGCCAGTTGGAGGGCTCATAGAACAGCAGCATCAGGGTTGTCCCCTGCCGCAGATACCCTGCCGCCAGCGAGACGGAGGCCAGCACGGCCGCCAGCACACCCGCGTTGAGGCCGTACACCGTGCCGATGAGCATGACGAACATCAGCCGGAAATCGATCATCTGGAACTGGGCGTCGGTGCCGGTGGCCCGTACCAGCACTTCCGAGAGGAGCCATGCGGCTAATATCTCCACGATGCGGAGCAGCCGGGTGCTCTGGCGGAGTTTGTCCATGGCGCGGTGGACGACGCTCTTTTTTTCGGTCTGGCGGGCCTGCCAGAGCTTGTAGATGGCGGGCAGGTCGTCCAGCAAACTGTACCGCTGGAACCAGCCGTACCGGCGGCGGACCGTGCGGTCGTCGGTGGGGTACGTCTGGAGGGTGTCGGCGCCGTAGCACACTTCCAGCCCGGGCTGCAGCTTTTGCAGCACCTCGCCCACCTGCCGCTGGGTGGCGTCGAACACCTGCGGCAACAGGAACCGCTCCGGCTCCGGCGTCCAGGTATCAAACACCCGGGCGGTCAGGTCGGCCAGTTCCTCCATGCAGAGGGCAAGCAGGGGCTGGGCCGCCTGCTCATCCATCTGCACCGTGCCGGTGGGCATCTGCTCAAACAGGCGGGCAAACTGCTCCGTGCCGCTCTCTGAGACGGCGTAGAGATAAGGCAGCCGGAACACCTTGACCTGAATTTTGCTGGTCTTGGCATAATGGAAGCAGAGCTCCTCCGCCGCGTTTGCCAGCAGCGATTTGCCGGAGGGGGGCGTCAGAGCGGCCATCGGGCCCGAAAAGTACAGCAGCTGCACTTCCCGCTCACGGCAGGCCTGCAGCACCCAGCGCAGCCGGTCCAGCTCGCCCTCCTGCTCACCGTGGGGCAGCAGGTACTCTGAAAAATAGACGATGCGGTCAAACTGGTAGGTCTCGTTGATCTGGGCCAGCAGCTGCTTGCCGTCCAGGGTGACGGTCTTCACCCGGGTGTCCAGCAGTGCTTCGCTCTTGGTGTGGGTGGTCAGCACATGGTCGTCAGGGAACGCCGTCTCGATCCACTCCTGGGTCAGAAATGCCGTATAGCCTGTCAATAATATCTCCATCTTCTCTTCTCCTCGTCCGCTGTGTGGAGAGCGGGCTGTTCAAAGACAAAAGTTTGTTTCTTGCAAAAAAGCTTACTAAAAGAATTTTACCACTGCGGCAGTGGGATTTCAACTGCCAAACCCGGGCAGCCGGGCAGATTTTCCCCGTTGGCCGCCAAATGAAAAAATCCCCCTGAGCAAATGCTCAGAGGGATTTTTTCATTTGGTGGAGGCGATGGGAGTCGAACCAATTCCCGCCGTTCTATCGTGAAAAAATCGCAATTTTCAGTCTGAAAATGTGGCGTTGCTATGGCTTGAAATTCGGCCTACGGAAATGTGATTCAGCCCCTAAAATCTGAAAGTGTGGTAAAAAGTGTGGTATTTTCAGCCATGCAGCAGCTTCACGAAAGCAGCATTGACGGCCCGGGCCGTGTTCTCTGCATCCCCAGTCAGAACGTGGCTGTACTGGCCGAAGGTGTCCATATCCTGCGAGTGCCCCACAAGGGGCTTTATCTCACCTTCTGGCAGCGTCTTCACCACGCTGACGAAGGTGTGGCGCAGTTCATACAGGCTGACAGGTTCCAGCCCATTGGCAGCGCAGAACACCTTCCAGCGCTTGTAGTAGCGGCGCTCTGTCTCCAAGCAGAACACACTCTCACACTGCCCTGTAACGGCCCTCTGCGCCTCCAGGACGGCTCTGGCAACATCGGACAGGACGAATGACCGCACCGCGTTCTCGTTCTTCCCGCGCGTCTCTACGCCCTTCACGTTGATGGCCCGGGAGAGGTTTACCGTGCCGCCCTTGATATCCGCCCAGCGCAGGCCCAGCAGCTCCCCCGGCCTGAGCCCGGTCAAGACCTCAAAGCGGTAGGCGTGAATATAATCATCGTGCACCCGCTTGCCCCGGTAAAGCGTCGTGTCGATGCTGAACAGCTTCACAAGGTCATCCGGCTGCAGCACCTTCTTGCCCTTCAGGCGGGCCCCGGCGGGTATCTGGATATCCTCCGGCAGGAACGTGGACAGCTTTGCTTTCCGGCAGTACTTACAGAATGCCCGGAGATCACCTGCCAGCAACTGCAGCGTTTTACGGCTCCGTCCGGCAGCGTGGGCCTTGTTTACGATGGCCTGCAAGTCGGCGTCTGTCAGGGCGTTGACCCGCTTCTTCCCGATGATCGGCAGCACCCAGACCCGCCAGCGGCTTTCGATGGGCTCCCAGTTGCCCGCGCTGGTGGTCTGCTGCAAACCTTCCAGCCAGAGCTTATACACGTCCTCAACGCGGCCCACCTTGACCCCGATGCCCTCTTCCAGCCAGGCGTCGGCCTTGCGGTTTGCCTCCCGCTGGCCGTTGCGGCCCGGCGTGCTGCTGTAAAAGAACTTGCGCACGCCGTCCTTCTGTACGGCAATGCGCCAGCGCTGAAACTTCTCTTGCCACTGGGCCGTGTTGGTTCTCTTGCTCATCCATCTTAACCTCTAAAGCAAAAGCCAGCCACATTGCTGTAGCTGGCCCCTGCAAATACTAATTGCGCTTGCGCGCTGCCGCCGAAGCGGCAAAATTATGTGTATTCAGTATAGCAAATTTTATTCAGGAAGTCAACCAAACATTTGTCGTATCAAATATTTTTCAGCACACCCTTGGAAATGTACAGCCCCACAACCGCCTTTTCAATTTGCTCCATGTCACATTCTGAAACCTTGACGCCATTCAGAACGGCCTGCGGGGTTGTGGGTTCCTTGATGCGCAGTTTGCTGATCGTCGTGATTTGGCTCACGTTGGCAACGCTGCCCTCTTTCAGCTTTTTCATCTTGCTGATGCTGGCTTGGGCACTGTCAAGCTTGCTCTTTGCCGTTGCCACGCGCTGCACAACCTCTTCCGTCCTGGCTTTTTCGTCCATCTGTTTCAAGCGCTCATCCGTCGAAACCGAATTTATCAGTTCCCTTGCTTCTTTCATCTGATGATTCACTTTTTCTTCCAGCGCCGAATAGATTCCATCCTCCAAGATGATTTTATTCCGGCTTGTCCGATGGTGTTCCTTCAGGGAGCCCAACGGAACCACCGTCACGGTATCTCCCCTCAGCCCGTTTTCCTTATCCATGACCACAGCATAGTGCAGGCCACCCAGCTCTGAGCCCACCCGGAATCCGAAGTCCACGTTCACGATCTGGCGGCGGGCAAGGCGAGGAATAGCCGCTGGGTTAAAGTTGTTTTCCCGCCGAATCATCCCCGTATACGTTTTAACCCAGTAGGAAAGCAGTTGGGCCCGCTTCTGGTCGGCGTCATCGGGCGAATTCATCCATGAGGCCAACAAGCTGTCCAGTTCATGCAACGCCTCTGCAACGTGCCGCTGCAACTCTTCTGGCTCCATTCTTTTTGACATCTCTATACCTCCTCCTTATAGCCAAAAGTGTCCACAATGGACACTTTTGGCTTTTCTATTCCCAACGCCTACTGCTTCCCAGCAGTGGGCGTTATTTTTTTGCCTCGGGCTCTTCCTCTCCCTCCCCGGCGGGGGTGTCCTGCTGGCGTTGGTACTTGGGTATCTGGGCTAGTTCTTCAATACGTTCAGCCGCCACACGTTTTCCGTCGCTATTGAGTTTTTGGAGATACTTTACAATGGCAGAAATGCTGTCTTTATCCGTATCAGAAAGCTTTTTGTACCAACGAGAAAAAACGACCAGAAATGCTTCATATTCGTCATCTGTACCATAAGCAGTCTTCATCAATTGAGACCCAATCTGTTGTAAATCAGGATACCACGATTTAGTTTTTAGAAGCACTTCTGAATCAATATTTAATGTTTCTGCAATGGCATTTGAAATTTTAAGAAGTGTTTCGTACTTTGGTTTTCTGATACCACGTTCATACTGACTTATATTTTGTGGTGTTGTACCGACTTTCTCTGCAAGTTGAGCTTGCGTGAGTCCCGCAAGCTCTCTCGCCCCTTTTATTTTTTCAGCGATAGAGATACCTTCGTTCATTTTGATTACCTCCCCTTAGATATTACCACACTTGCTCAAAAAACTCAAAAGAATTTTATATCTCACTATTGACAAACTCAAACGATTGAATATAATCATTTGTAGAAACTCTTTTGAGTTTTAATTGGAGGTGAACAGAATGCGTATTGACCGTGTAAAGCTGATTGCAGAGATGGCACGCCAGAACATCAAGGCTCAAGACCTTGCCGAAAAGGCTTGCGTCTCTCGCTGCACTATCGTTGCTCTGCGTGGTGGCAAGAGCTGCTCAGAAAATTCCGTGAAGCACGTTGCTGCCGCTCTGGGCGTGACTGTCGAAGACCTAAAGGAGGATTAAATCATGATTCATTTGTTTAACGGCTATTACATGGCCGCAGACAAAAGCTCTTACACCGTGGGAAAGGCGGAGGAAAGCAGGAGCAAACGCTTTTTCAAGCCCGGTGCGAGATATTACCCTACCCTTGCTTCTGCCGTGGCTGGTACAGCTGAAATCGCACTCCGTGACAAAATCGCGGCGGGAGAGATCACGACGCTACATGATGCCGTGGAAGAGCTGCGCAGAATCAAGGACGAGATCCTTGCAGCCATTGGCGACGGTGAGGGGGTGCAGTGATGTACAGGCCCTTCCACAAGCTCCGCGTCCGCTTTGCAGAGATCTACCACCACCGCTGCTGCCGTGGAGCAGCAGACCGGGCGCACTTTCACACAGGATGAAGTGAACGCAATCGTCACCGAACGCCTGAACCGTGAGCGTGCAAAATACGCCGATTACAACGACCTGAAAGCCAAGGCCGAACAGTGTGACGCTGTACAGGCTCAGCTGGATGAGCTGAACCGTGCCGCTGCCCGGAAAGAAATGCTTGCCCGTGTAACCGCTGCCACTGGCTGCCCCGCTGAGCTGCTGACCGAGGAGACCGAGGAAGCCTGCACCGCTCAGGCAAAGGCTATCATGAAGTTTGCAAAACCGGATCCGGGATACCCAAAAGTCAGAGATGGAGATCCCTTTTGTAATGAGCTTCGCAAATCGTATGATATTAGTTATGCTTACGCTTTCCGGCGTGATGTAAAACACATCCCAAAAGACTACACCCGTTGGAACTATTAAACGAGGTTTTTGTATATGTCCATTGAACTTGTTACCAAATACGCCCCGCAGACGGACGAGCTTTTCAAAGCAGAAAGCAAAATCAGCCTGCTGACCAACACCAACTATGACTGGACGGGTGCCCACAGCATCAAGCTCTACAAAATCAGCACCAGCCCCATGAACGACTACGCCCGCACCCGCACCAGCGGCGGCGAGGACAGCGCCGAGGCCCTTTCCCGTTATGGCAAGCTGCTTGATCTGTCTGCAACCACCGAAGAGCTGCTGTTGAAGCATGACCGCTCTTTCATCTTCAACGTTGACCGTCTGGACACTGACGAGACGCAGGGCCAGCTGGAAGCCGGTACTGCGCTGGCCCGTGAGCTGCGCGAAGTCGTCGTGCCGGAGGTAGACACCAACTGTTATTCCGTTATGACTGCCGGCGCAGGCACCAAGGCCGCTGCTGCTGAACTGACCATCGAGAACATCTACAAGAGTATTCTGACCGCATCTCAGGCGCTGGATGATGCAGAAGTGCCCGAAACTGAGCGCGTGCTGGTTGTCACCCCGGCCACCTATACGTTGCTGAAACAGGCCGTTGAGTTCGACCATACCGAGATCGGCGCAGAGATGCGCACCCGCGGCGTTGTAGCCATGATCGACGGCGCAGCCGTCGTGAAAGTGCCCAGCAACCGCCTGCCCAGCAAGTTCGGCTTTATGCTGGCTCATCCGTCCGCAGCTGTGGCCCCTGTCAAGCTGGAAGACTTCGGCGTTCACAACGACACGCCCCTTGCAAGCGGCTCCATCGTCACGGGCCGCATCTGCTATGATGCTTTCGTGCTGGACAACAAGAAGACCGCCATCTATTATCAGGCTACCACCTGAGAGGGCCCGCACATGAGCAAAGTAGAAATCGAGCTGAACCGTGAGGGCGTCCGCCAGCTAATGCGCTCCCCTGAGATGCAGGCCATTCTGAAAGCACAGGCCGAGACCATCAAAGATCATTGCGGTGAGGGTTATGAAGCTTACGTTGCCCAGACCCGCGCTGTTGCCATTGTAGGCACGGCGACGGAAGCCGCGATCAATGACAACAGCGACAATAACACGATCCTGAAAGCCGTCGGCGCAAGCCGGAACGGCGCAGTTGTCCATGAACACTACCGCCATCTGAAAGACGGCAGAGTTATCAAGGTGAAGAGCTACCAGCGCAAAAAATAGCTCTCACGCTCCAGAAGTGTGGTAAATACCGTGGTGTAAGTAAAGAAAAGCACCTAGATTCTATCGAATCTAGGTGCTTTTTAGTGGTGGAGGCGATGGGAGTCGAACCCATGTCCGAAAAGAGTTCAGCGCAGGTATCTCCGGGTGCAGGCGATCTACAACATTCCCGCCGCGTCACGCCGATCGTCAGGCTAACGCTTTGGTAGCTTCATGAGTTCCTGCCGGTCCGCAAAGCTTAAGTCCGTTCAGGTGCTGTGTCTAAAGGACGCCCCGGCCCC